AATGCGGAACTCGCTTTTCTGAGCGTAATGCAGCCGCTTGTGAATAGCCGACATAACCTTCATGCCACGCTCAAGCATCGCCACAGTCGTACCAACAGGCGTTTCTTGGTTCATATTGCCCGTCTGTTCGTCAGCCAACGATACGAAGCGCCGTCCGCCCTCCACCAGAGCGCCTAGAAGTTGTGCTAGAGTGGCACTAGGCTCTTTGTAGGGCAAAGGTATAATAGCGTCCCTGATGTTACCTCCAGGGGCATCTATGTCCCTCCACTCTCCGGGCTGTAGTGGCTCGTCATCATTGCGAAGACGCACCCCACGGGCTTTAAATCCAGCAGGAAGGTTAGCCAAAGTACCAGCGTCAATTAACTGACGTAGAATGCTGGTAGCAGCGCGGCCCAAACCGCCAATCATGTGGATTAAACCAAAGCCGTAGAACCCAAGACCGGGCATAAACCGGTAGTGAACAAAGAACTGGCGCTTCTTAGCGAAGTCAGTCTCGGCATCAAAGTTCCTGCGAATAGACAGAACCTTGCCAGAGGCCTCATCAAGGGTAACAATGTACGGAAGATGAATACCCGTTGGCTCCCCGTCTGGGGACATGTCCTCAAAACCCTCAAGGTCTAAGTCAACATGCATCTCCAACAAAGTGTAGATATCGTCTTGATAAGTGCGGGATGTACCCTGTATCTCATCAACCTTCTGCCGAACCTCGTCGGGCTCCGAATCCGAAGCCTGTAACTCGATGTCCTTAAAGAACCCAGCAACCTGCATCTTGCGAACTTGGTTATAATCCATACGCAAAACGTGAGTAACCCGAGATGCCGACTGCAAATCAGCCGCAGCGTAAGGAACAACTAAGTCTTGAGCCGGCACAAAGGTCGAAACCGCTCGTTGTTTGGCCTCGTCAAAGTAAACCTTCTTAAACGTAGATCCAGACATCGGGAGATAGAAAAGTAATTGATCCATCTCAGGGTCGTATTCTTCCATCACTTCTGTAATCTGGTAATTCAAATAGTCTTTAACGCGATTAGCTTGCGCCTCAACATCCGCGTCCTGCTTGCCCATGATCTGCGTCTGAACAGGGCCACCCGCCGGCAATAACTCTTTGTATGCCTGAGATTGAAACTGAGTTACAGATTCTATAATCAAAGGATGCGTAACGCCAGAGGCACCCTCAAAGGGCTGGGTGCGATCCTCTTGCTTAATCCCTAGCTGGTCTAGACCCTTGGTATATGTCTGTTCCCAATCTGATCTAGACTCTAAATCATCCTCGTAAGAAGACCTAAGCTCACTCGACAACTCACCCAAGTACCCGTCATCTAGATACTCAGACAAGTTAGCGTCATGGGGAATGTCCTCGGGGATCTCGTCACCCACAGCATCTTCCAGAAGCTCTTCGATAGTAACACTACCGTCATCATTAGGAATAATCTCTGCCCCCATGGAAAAATCCATGGGCTCCTGAACATCAACGTCAGTTTGCTCCCCCGTCACATCAAGAGGCATCAAAGATGGATCAACAAGCGATCCCATGGGTCGAGGTGGCAGGGCCATCAGTAATACTCCCGATTACGCGGTCTATATTCGTCTTCAAAAGAGTCATCTCCCTCTAAGGAAACAAAGCCACCCTTGCGAAAACGCATTAATGCTAAGGTCATACTATCACAAAAGTCATCGTTGTCACCATTGGGAAACGAAACAACTTCCTCGATGACCTCTTCACTGAACTTCTTGGTCGTAGGAGCCCAAACCTTACCCGCCTCAAACAACGGAGCGATCATATGCATCCTAGTAGTCTTATCCTGGCCTTTGCCCGGTGAGAAACCTAAAGCAGGAATGCCACGTAAACGCAACTCGTCAATCAAGGGCTGTCCCGAGGCCTTCGCCTCAACCAGAACCATGTCTGGCTCCCAGTATTCATGCTCCTCAAAAGCAACTTCCTTTAACTCAGGGAAATTCCAGCGATCCCGCCGTGCATCCATCAAAATTATGTTGTCTCCGGTCCCATCCTCTGGGTCAAAGATACCCCAAGTGGTGATAGCACTGTAATCCGCTGTCTCTTTCTTGGAAAACGCCGTGTCATACGCCTGAATTATGTACTTAATCGTTGGGATCTTCTTTTTGTCCCAGCTTTTCCACCATTCACGCTTAATTATGGCCGACTCGGACGCAACTGGGTTCTGTTGCCACTGAGCATTCCACTTTTGAATAGGCAAAGACGCCTTAATAGAAAGCAAAGCGTCCTTGTCCCAGAACTCAGGCCATAAGGGGTTGTCGCTAGGTAGTATCGCAGGAAATTCTACAACTTCCCATTGATCTGCCAGTATATCCTTGCCCTGTTCCGCCAGCAAACGGCCAGTAAGATCCTTCTTACCCCAACGGGTCATAACAACAATGATAGTTCCGCCCGGCTGAAGACGCTGTCGAGGGCCAGAGGTGTACCACTCATACGCATGATCAAATGCAGTCTCGCTTAATGCGTCCTGTTCCGAATGAGGGTCATCAATGACAAGCAAGTCCGCCCCGCGGCCCGTAATCGCAGCGCCAACACCCGCCGCAAAGTACTCCGCACCCTTGTCAGTGCCCCACTTACCAGCCCCCTTGTTGTCTTCTTTGAGGTTAGTCTCAGGGAATATCTCTTTGTAGGCGGGGTCATCAATTAAGTCCCTTACTTTGCGGCCAAACCGAACAGCCAACTCCGTATTGTGCGTAGCCTGAATAATCTTGAGCTTCGGGTTCCTGCCCAAGAACCAAGCAGGCATTAAGTAACTAGCAAACTCAGACTTGGAATGACGAGGCGGCATGTTAATAATTAACCGCTTTAACTCGCCACGCGCCACGCGCTCCAACTTCTCCGCAATAATCCGGTGATGCCGGCCCTCGATGAAGTTCTCATACACATGATGAGCAAACGGCATGAAAAACTGTTCCGCCTTTTCGCGGATGTCCAGTTTTCTCTTAGCCTCGGTAAGCGTTAAGATCTCCTTTAACGCATCTTCAGGTAGGGCCTGTAAATTCACTATCTACGACCCGGTACATAAGGAGTGTATCGGCTCTCAATAGGCTCCGGGACATAGTAAGGGCTGATCATTGGACGCTCCGTAACTGGGATGTCAATCACGGCGCCATCTTCCTCTACCTCTTCGGCAGGTTCAGAAGGACCAGAAGGACCAGCACCCGAAGGCTCCTCAATCCGTCCACATATCGGCTGACCCGTGGCAGGATCAAACACCCGAGCATAACCAGAAGGACAACCCAGATCGTCGTTGTTCTCGTTGTTCATGTCTACAGGAACATACTTCGGGGCGCTCTCCCTTGGAGTGCCAGTGCCAGTGCCCCCACCTTCTCTCTCTTCGGGAGGAAGAACATCGTCTGTAGGTAACTCAGGGAAGTACGGAGATGTAGTAACGTCATCGTACACAGTGTCATCATCCGGAATGCCCGTAACTCGGAGCGGAGATCTCAAAGTAGCTAGCCCCTTTAACGCCGCAGCATTAGCCTCTTGGCGTCTTTTCTCAATTCTGTTCTCCGCGGCGGCATCCTGTTCCCTGCTAGCTTGAGCAATGGAATCAGGAGTTAAACCCTGCGCCGCAGCTAACTCATTCTCTTGAGCCGCGAACCGCGCACGGTTGGCCTCTTGACGCGCCAACTGGTTCTCGCGACTGAACGGATCAACAACCGGCAGATCACTCTGGAACCGCGTGGGTAGCTTGTCCTTGGGTATTCTACCAGGAAGAGCGGTTTCAATTCCGCCTTTAGCAATTGGGTCAGCCAACGCCAAAGGAGCCGCGTCTTTCGGCGCTCTAGCGGTAGGTGCTTCTGCAACCTTATCCATAGCTTTCTCAACACTGGAGGATACAGGATTAACGGCATCCATTGCCGCTGGCGCTTTTGATGTGCGATCTACCAAGGACATAATTCCCTCCGGTGTGGAAACAGAGGAGCCCCCTTGAAGATCCAAGGCTAGTTGCGCTTGTTGAGATGGTGGCATTTCTACGGGCGCCGCTAGCGGATCTACCGGAACACCGTCCCTTGCTTCGGCTCGTTGGGCCTCAATAAATTCGGCTAACGTTGGAGGTGTAATATCCGCTTCAGCGACAGACTCAGGTGAGGCGGGTGGTAAAAGCGGAGCCATCGCTGGCGCTTCTACGGGAGTGGTAAGGTCCAATAACTGTGCTGCTGTTTGAGGAGTAGTAAACTCTGGGGTGGGTGGCCCTTGAGGTATAGGAACAGTAGTATTTCCCGCAACAATAACCTCTCCAACAGCCGCTAACTGAGCCTCTAATTTTGCAATCTCGTTAGCCGCCGCATTCTGTATGGCCGCTTGCCCAGAACCGCCCTCGGCCTCCACAATAGCTAGTAATCTCTTGTTCTGATCAATAATTCGTTGCTCTACCGCAGCAAAAGCCTCGCGCTCCGCTTGCTCCTTAGTAACTCCGTCCAACGCCGAAATCTGCGCCTTAGTTTTAATATAGTCTTGATACGTTTTATTCCCTGCGAGCATTTCAGCACGTTGCGCCTCAATAGACTGAACCGCCCCAGGAACTGGATCACCCACAGCATCTAACGCAGCTTGCGCCCTGTCAAAAGGAGCCTGCGCGGCGGCTTCCGCCTCACCCTTTAATCGGTTGGCAATCGCCTTGCGACGATCAGCCTGCGCGGCCGGTGAATCTACCAGAGGAATGTTCGATGGGAAGTTTCTTAATGATCCAATACCCGCAGGATCTACGGGCAACCCGCTTAAACGAGCCGCATCCGAGGCTTCAATACCCGCAACTGCATCCGCTTCCGCCTGCGTCTTAGCACGTTGCGCCCTCGCACGTTCAATATTATCCTGTTGTCGCTTTAACTGACGTTGAGGCGTATCCATCGCAGTCGGAACGGTAGACTCATACGGTCTAGACTTACCCAAGTCCTCAAGTAAAAACCGGCCGTCCTTGGGAACAACAACAGCATTCGGGTCCGTGGCG